TCACGTATGGGTTGAAGTTCCTGAAGAAGTAAAAGATCAAGGTATATCGCCTGATTTAGTACCTTTTGGATTTGAAGCATTAAAAGAACCGTTACATAATAGTCACGGTAACTTACCAACTGCATCTTTTGTAGGACATACAAATGCAGGAGTACAGCGCGGTGTAACTGCAACTCATTATGTTAAGAAAACACAATTAGCAGATAATGTTTATAATAAAAACATTCACTACGGATTTGATTATCTTGATACTGACAACTATAATTATTTATTACCATTAAGTGATAACAGTCAAGTAGGTAACAATAAACACTTTAATTTATCAGAGTGTGCACAACACCCTTCTGCATCTTTAGATTCAGGGGCAGGTGATACAATTACTCCAGATGGATCAACTATCAATCTTTCGACTAAGAAATTTATAGTTCCTTTCCAAGGTGGATTCGATGGATTAAATCCAGCACGATATATTGCACGTTCAGGAGACATTACTGCAAACAATATGTTAGGATTTGATCTTTCAACAGCAGAAAAAGATGGCTCTAAAGCATTTAAGAGAGCAATTAATGCAGTATCTAATCCAGATGAATATGATATTAATTTACTAGTAACTCCAGGTGCTAATCACAGATTACACTCGGTTGTTACAACTCACGCGAAAAATACTTGTGAGAACAGAGGAGATGCTTTATATATTATGGATGCAGTAGGATATGATACAACTACAATATCTACTGTAACTAACACGGTAAAAGCATTAGATAGTAACTATGCAGCTACTTACTGGCCATGGGTTAAAATACTTGATACTGATAAAAACAAACCAGTATGGGTACCACCTTCAACTGTAATGGCGGGTGTAATATCTAAAAACGATCAAGTAGCATTCGAATGGTTTGCACCAGCAGGTTTAAATAGAGGTATTCTAACTGAAGCTATTGACGTACCAACTAGATTAACGCATGCAGAGAGAGATGATTTATATGAAGGTAGAGTAAATCCAATTGCAACTTTCAAAGAAGGAATTTGTATATGGGGTCAAAAAACACTTCAAGCTAAACCATCTGCATTAGATAGAATTAACGTACGAAGATTATTAATAGCTGCGAAGAAATTTATTGCATCAGCAACTAAATTCCTAGTATTTGAAAATAATACATCAGCAACTAGACAACGATTCTTAAATATAGCTAACCCTTACTTCGAAAGTGTACAACAAAGACAAGGTCTTTATGCTTACAAAGTAATAATGGATGCTACGAATAACACTCCAGATGTAATTGATAGAAATCAAATGATCGGTGAGATATTCTTACAACCAGCTAAATCAGCAGAATTTATTATACTAGACTTTAATATTTTACCAACTGGAGCGGTATTCCCAGAATAATAACAGAAAAAAAGGATACTTTTTATATAACTACATACTTATTAATGTAGAAACAGAATAAACGAGGAGAACAAATGGCACAATTAATCGACCCAACTGAAGCAATGTTCACGGCATTTGAGCCGAAAACGCAGAATAGGTTTATCATGTATATAGATGGTATTCCTGCATATTTAATTAAAAAAATCGATAGACCATCAGTAACTTTTGGTGACGTAACACTTGATCATATCAATGTTAAACGTAAGCTAAAAGGTAAAGCTGATTGGGGTACAATTACATGTGATTTATACGATCCAGTAGTTCCATCAGCAGCACAAGCTGTAATGGAATGGGTTAGATTATCACACGAATCTGTTACTGGTCGAGACGGATATGCTGATTTCTACAAAAAAGACATTACTTTTAATGTGTTAGGTCCTGTAGGTGACAAAGTCGAAGAATGGACATTGAAAGGCGCTTATGTACAATCAACTGCTAAAGGTAGTTTAGATTGGAGTACAGATTCAGCGTTAATGCTTTCAATTACATTAGCATACGACTACGCAATCTTACAGTTCTAATATATTATTAGACACATATTAAATTAAAATAGAGGAAAAAAGTTATGAGCGAAAACAGTAAAGTTACGGCTAAACAGACAGACAAAAAGAAATTTCCAACCGAATTTATCGATCTTCCAAGCAATGGGTGGTTCTATCCAGAAAGCCACCCATTAGCTTCTGGTCAAGTAGAATTAAAATACATGACTGCTAGAGAAGAAGATATTCTAACTTCCGCAAATCTTATCAGACAAGGTAAAGTAATTGATACACTTATAAATGCATTATTAGTGACTGACGTTAGTTATGATGATATACTTGTAGGTGATAAGAACGCTATCATGATAGCAGCCAGAATTTTAGGTTACGGTAAAGATTATGATATTGATCTTAACTGCCCTAAATGTGGTGAACTTAATAAATTACAAATAGATTTGACTGGTTTAAATAATAAAGAATTACCTTTCGATAAGTATACTCAATACTCTAACGAGTTTGATTTTCAATTACCGTTAGCTAAACAAAATATTACATTTAAACTTATGTCTGGTGGTGATGAAAAAGCTTTAGAAAGTGAAATGAAAGGTTTAGCTAAATTTGCTAATAAAAAAGGACCTGGAAAGAATCTAACTACTAGACTTAAACATCAGATAATTGCTATAGATGGTAATAGAGATACCAAGTTAATTAGAGAGTATGTTGATAACGATCTATTTGCTCAGGACTCGTTAGCATTACGTAACTATATGAGAGAAGCTTCACCAGATGTAATAACTAAATTCAACTTTGAATGCGAAAGTTGTGGACACACGGAGACCGTCGATATGCCTATCGACACCGGCTTTTTTTGGCCTAGCTCCGAAGCATAGACCTCTTATACACGAAGAAGTCTTCATGCTTTGTTACTATGGTAAAGGTGGATTTACCCATGATCAGGTATATAACATGCCTAAATATCTACGTACGTTCTACCTCAAACAAATAGAAAAAATAAACAACAAGCAAGTTGAAGATCAAAAAAAGCAATCTAACCACAACTCAGGTAAGTCTGAAGTCTTTGGACCCCCTAAAGTAAAACAGTAGGTTTTCTAGGTATTTCATATTTATATATGTGGAACTATATAAAGGGAGTACTATGGACAATTCAAAAAAATATAAGATAAAAGAAGGAGCTTTTAGTTGGCTTCTAAAAACTTTAGTCGGTAAAGATAATGCTGCAAAGCTACTTTATTATAAAAAAATAAAGACTGATCCGAAACTGTATAAGATGTCTAAAGACCTTGAAAAAAGGGTAGATGCTCTTAATAAATCCATAGAAAAATCTCACTATAATGATCCATTATTTGATAAAGATGAACTAAATAGACTTCGTCGAGATATATAGTGGTATTCTATGGCTAAAAAGAAAGCAAATCAAGGAAGACGAGTTGTCAGCCCTCTAGCTGACTCAACTCAAGACTATACTGGTCCTTCATCAGCTGATATGAAATCAGAGCTTGAATTTTATGGAAAAAAACGAGCTCAGTTAGTAGATATATCAACTGAAATGGAGAGTATATTTACTTTACAGCAAAATCAACGCCGTGAAGTAGATCAGATGTATGGTATTGAAAAAAAGATGCTTGATAATCTAGGTTTCATGGCCAATCAAGTAAAGATAGTTGCATTGCAAAAGCAAGCTTCTAGAGATCTATCCTTGGAAGAATCTAACATTCTTAAAACAACTATATCAGATTACGAAACATATAACCAAGAAGCTGCAGCTGTAGCTAAAAAAAGTAAAGAATTATTAGATTTTCGTAGAAACACTGTACCCTTTGAAGATAAAATTAGAGGTATTCAATCAGAAATAGCTGCAATGCAGGTTACTGGTATTAAAAATCTTAATTTACAGGAAAAAGAGCGACTTAAAGGTTTACAAACAATGGAGAAAGGTTACCAAGCTTTGTCCAAGCAAGAGCAAATGAATCAACGTATCGAAAAGATACAAGGCAGTATAACTGACCTCATGGAAAATCAAGGAGGAGCTGCAAGTCAAATATTTTCTACTCTTAAAGATATAGTTACCAATCCTTTAACTCTATTCACTGGACTATTAGCTGTTGGTTTATCGCGATTCGAAACTATGCGTCAGCGAGGTAATGAGCTTGCTGAAGAAATGGATCGAGTTAATAAAAAGCTAGCAGGAGCTGGTCCATTTCAAGATAAGATATTACAGAAAGCTGATTTAATTAAAAAACGTTTCTATGAAATGGGAGAAGGATTTTCTTCAAGTTTAGAAGGTTCAGTAGATGCTATTGTAGCATTAGAAAATCAATTTGGTAAGATAGATTATGTATCCGGTAAGTTAGTAAAAACGATGGCGGAACTTAAATTATCTATAGGTTTAAGTGATGAAGAATCGGCTAAAGTTTTAGATAACTTCTCTATAGTCGGTGGAATGACAGATGAAGCAGCTGTAAACATGACTAACATGACATATCAAATGTCAGAGCAAGCTGGATTAAATCCAC